TATTTTCCTCCTAATTAATTTAAAGTTTTCCTCTATATCCACAATATAGACATAATTTTCTCTCTGTCACCCAAAACTCTTGCGTACATACTGTTTCTTCACATTGTGGATTCGGAACTTCTGGTTCTACTTCAGGTTGGTCAGACCAACTTAAATTAATTCCTGAAGGTGTTTCTACTCCCTTCTTATCTCCCTGCTCCTGTGGAGTAGGGTTATCTTTCTTCTTCTTTAATGTATCCGAAATGGATATATTTATATTTCTTTCTTGGTCAAGATTAGGGTCAACGGCATCTTGCCATTCAGCAAAATTACCTACTGTTTCATAAGTACTCTGACTCATAATTTCATGTACAGCTTGTAATGCCATAGCTATGGAAAAGAAAGCATCACCGTGACCCATTGGAGTCTCAGGAGCTTTCAACTCATTATTAACTGATATAATCTGTTGTCTTTGCCGTTCATCCCTTATAAGATGTAAATTATCTGAATGTACATATTTCTCAAATATCTGAGCCATAGTATTCTTAGACTTAGTTGTAAAATGCATAGGATACCATGCTCTATCTAAACCTCTATCTTCTAATTCACCTCTTGTATTATCTATATATCCTCTTGTAATTTTAAAATTTTTGGCTACTTCATTTAAGTATTCTACTTGGTCAGAGAATGCCCAGCCATCTAACCACGATTGATGTATCTGTTCAATCTTTGAACCAGTAGCTTTAAAGATTACTAAGTGAGATGGATGTCTCTTTTTGCCTATATCAAACCCAGCAAAAATTTGTTCATCTTGTAATAATTCATATTTCTTTGTAGCAGGAAAATTCCTTAAATTGGAATCTTCACACTTCTTTATATCTTCTTCTTCAAAATAAGACTCTGTTGAAAAATGTGGTATCAACATAAACTCTGAAGCAAAAGATTTTGGTCTAGCTTTCTGCTGTTCCAATAACCAGTCTTCACTATAAAGTTCTGGCATTAATACCCTACGATTTGGTTCAGGGTCTAACGCTGGTAAAACTCTACTTATAAATCTATCATCTTGTTGTAACTTTGTCAATAGGTCTCCGGGCATCATTGGTGTTCCAAGTACTATAACTGGAACTCCTTTCAATGGAATAAACAAACTCTCTGTAAGAAAATGGTCTTCCACCTTATTTATCTGTGCTGGGTTAAGAGGATTCTCTGGGTCACGCAATACGTCATCAGCAATTAAAGCTCCGTTAACGTGCATACCTCTTTTAAATGAGAATAGTCCTCCATGTTTAATTTCTACTGGCTTACTATCAACTGTATATCTAAAAGAAAAGTCTGCTTTAGGAGCTTTATTTTTAAACCAGTCCTTTAAAACTGGATTTCTTTGTACAGTCTTATTAATTTCATTTATATGGTACTTAGCCATACCATCACTATATGAAAGATATAGAACTGATTGGTCACGAGTACCTTCTAACAATCTCCATATACTAAAAGCATGTCCTAAAACAGTTGACTTGAAATGAAACCGTGGTAACACAGCAACATAATTCTTACCCTCCTGTAGACATCGTTCAATGTCGTCAGCTAAAACTCCTATATGCCAAGCCTTGAAATATTCTGGATGGTCAAAACCTTGAGACCATATATCTCTAATAAATTCCCAAAAACTTCCAGCTCGTATAGTTTGATGAGCTTGTAGCCCTTTAGCTAGGACATCAAAAGCATCGGAAAAAGTTGTTACTTCTGATTCTTTAACCATTACTACCTTCTTGTATTAAACCTTTTAATCTAATAGATATTCTTTTAAGGGAATCTTGGTCTTGTATTTCTTCTACAATAACACTCAGTACTTGCTGTACAAAATTTAAATTTATAAGACCCTCCATAACTTTTCTTTCACCTTGAATTCCTATATCTAATGCTTTAGCAGCATCAAATGCACGAGTAAAATTAAGACCGTCTAATTCATGTTCTGCTTTATGCCTAATTCTTTCATAAGACTCTAGATGTTCATCTTGCAATTTAGCAAATCTGTTACTTTCGTTCTCTTTAACTGCTGTAACAGCCTCTACTCTAGCTACAGCTTTAGTTTCTTTCCAGTCTAATGCTTTAGCCCAAGCATAAATTGTTGATGGAGTTACATCAACTTTATATTTTTTAGACACTACAGTAGCTATATCTTTAGCAGATTTATCTCCTTGTAGATATAACTCCATAGCACTTAATTTAACTTTTTCATCGAATCGTTTCGGCATTTATGCACTTCCTATTTATCCTGTATTTTTTGTCCTTCAAAAATCTCTTTTTTATTGGTATATGCTGTTCGAATCATATACCCCATATCCATCATCAGATTCATGCTGTGAACTTATATTACCACCTATTGGTGAGCCGTCTGATTGTAAGAACCTAGTGAAATCTATATGTCCTGTTTTATTAGTAGCTGATACAAAACAAGAAGGTATTTTAAATTTGCTCTTTGTAGAAGTCATAACTTCATTATAAGTTATACCAATTTCATTTCTAGTACAAATACCAGTCCATGTAGCCTCAGTTTCATTTAAAGGCTTATATGTCCTATTCTTTAATAGAGTTCCAGATGTTCTTTGCAAATCCTTTATCTCCTTATTATTCTTACAGTCTGTAAATTTACACCATACAACTACACCATATTTATCTTTTACATCTTCTAATTTTTTAAGTTCTTTAGGGAACTTATTCTTATATTTTGGAGCCTTTTTCTCCTTTTTACTATCTGTAAACACTCTTATATTTTTATTGACCTTTTGTAGTCCTCCACTAACCATTACTGAACCTCCTTTTGTTCCATAACGCTATACATGCTGCATCAGCAAAATCTTGTTCTGGGAATACGTCTCCCCACTTTTCTATAGCAAACTCTTTAATTTCATCTTTTGAGGCATTACCTTTGCCTATAATATCCCTTTTCCACTTAGTATTATCTATATAAGTACACCCTAGTCCATTAATAAAACATATAAATCTTACTATTCCAACTACCGATGCTATAGCTATGGTAGCTTTAGGATTTTGAATGTATATAGGTGATTCTACTGCTGCTTCAACAATAGAATTTTTACCAAGTGATACTCTTATTTTACTCATATCATCCCAAAAAGTTTCTCCAAAATCAAGAAATCTTGACTCAAAATCTTTCTTTTTACTAGCCCATTTCTGTTGAGTTAATAGTTTCTCTGTATCATCTATCCATACACTATGAATAGCTTTACTAGAACAATCTAATCCCATATAAACATTCTTATTTAGCATTGTCACTTCCAAATGTTCTCAAAGTCACAATCCTAGAAACAGCATCATAAGTTGCTTTATAGGCATTTAACAAGCCAGATACTCTAGTACATATAGCTTCTTGTTCTATAATCTCTCTTTTTAGTTCTCTTAACTGTTCGTACTTTGACATAGCTGCTCCTCGTACTTCTTCACGAGTTAACTTTTTCTTTCCATCTTCTTCTCGTTCTTCAGCTAATTTATATATAGCTGTTGCATATCCTTCGTCAAAAGCTGCTTCTAATGCAGTCTTTTTAGAAGAACAATCCGATAATTGAATCTCTAGATAAGCTTTATATCCTCCATAAGCTGTTAAATATTCTTCTATTTTACGATTATCTTCATTCATAAGATTAGAATAATTTAAAGCATATTCTTTTGTAGTCTCTTTTCCTATAGAAGGAATCATTAAATCATCCACATACTTCTGTGCTCTACCTAATGCTTTTATAGGAGTCCATTTAGTTTCTCTATTATCCATTACTTAACCTCCTTACAGGCACAAAAATAATCTCCAGTACAAATATTAGGTGCATCTAGAGGCAACATGTTTTGAATCTTAATACACCTTTCTATTATATTATCCCATACTTTAGTGTCTTTGTCTACCTTAAAAGCCTTTAATTCTTGGTCATTTTTATTCTCATATAGTACAACTCCATTATCTATACCTGCTAGATTAAGATATATCTGCAATTGTATAGCATGTTCTGGTTTAGGAGCTTCTATTAAAGCCTCAAACCCTTTGGTATTAATAGATTTTAATTCTAGAAGTATTCGACCATGCTTTATATGTGATAATAGAAAGTCATACCTACCTGAAATATTAGGATTAGCTAATTTAACCGATTGTTCAGCAGCTATAAATATCCCCATTCTTTCAAAGTATCTCTTCATTCTAACCTCTAACTGACTTCCATTATCAAAAATACGAGCTGTTTTAGCTGTAATAGTTTGAGTAGGCAAATTTCCTTGATATGCAAGATATAAATATCTATCACACTTATTACCTAACATTGATGGATAAAATACTCCACTAGTAGTCCAAGGTTTACTATAACATAATACTCCCTCTATATGTGTCAAAAGAGCTCGGTCTTGATTTTTTACTCTAGCCTTTCTTGGTTTCTTACTTTTGTTTAGTTGTTTGGTTGGTATACTGCTAATTTGTTTAATTCCTGCCATACTTGCTCCTTTATCTTTTCTTTTGTATATTCTTTAATATGTAGAATATACTCTATCCCTTTTTGATTTGATAGATAACAATCTCTTTTTCTGTCTCTTTTCTGTAGATGTCCATATTTTCCATCAGCTTCTATTATAGTTCCTATATCAGGAATATAAAAATCTACTGTATATGGAGAAATCTCATACTGTTGAGCATATCTCATACCAAATTCAGATAAGCATTCAGCTATTATATTCTCTTGAGATGTATAATCTTTGGGTGTTATGTTCATACTACAGCTTTTTGTAGAGCTTCAAACTTATTAGGGTTATCTATAAACAAACTCTTAATCCCATTCAATCCCATAACCTTCTCTCCTTCATAAGTATACCATGCTCCAGCTTGAGTAATCACTTTCTTCTCTATAGCTTCTCTAATAAAACTTTCTACTATATCAATTCCTCCTTCTACTCTGAATGGTACTACGGCAGAATCCCAATTCTCTCCACCAACTTTGGTTTTGCGTACTCTAACCTCCATATCAAATCCTACTTTAGTTTTAGTCTTACCTCTCATCTCTTCTAACCAGCCCTGTCTTCGTACTTGTAATAAGAAATGGGCAAAGAATGCTTGAGCTAATCCTCCGGGCATATTATCTAATGCTACTGGCCCAATACTACTTCGTACTTGATTTATGGCTACAAATGCTGACCCCATTTTTAGATTGGGTAGAATTTTAGGCAGAGCTGAATTTACAAATCTAGCTTGCCATGCCATAGGATTATAAGAAAACTCTTCTTGTACTACTGCTGTGGGTACTAAACCTGCTATACTGTCTAATACTATAACATCTATGCCTACTTGCATTAGTTCTTTAATAATATCCATAGCTTCTTCCCCATTTACAGGTTGAGATACTAAAGTATTATCTACATCCACCCCACATTTAGACATCCATGCACTATCCCATGATAGTTCTGTATCTATCCAAGCAGCAGTACCACCTTCTTTTTGGGTATTAACTACTATCTGTGAAGCTAGATATGATTTACCTACGTTAGTAGGGCCATATAGAATAGTCATTCGCTTCTTTGGTATACCTCCACCAGTTAAATCATCTAAT